TTTCTAATTAGTATCATTATTTAGTTTTAGTCCTCAAATGAGGCTCCTGCGTTAGTAATCACAAAGTCAATTGCGATAAACTCGATTGCCCTTGCTGGTTTCAAGAAAATCTTCGCATACATGATATTTCTATCAATGAGATCCGGGGTTGTAGTGGTTGTATCTAATACTACCTTATACGCTTCCAGTCCCAATCGTTGCTTGATGCTTTCCAAAAATGGATTTGCTTGACCTGTAAATCTTGCCCACGTTTGTGAAACATTTTGGTCAAACAATAACCTTGCAGCCATCTTAGAAATTTCTTTCTTGACGTGAATCATCAGGCGACGAACATTTACTCTATCCAAAGCGGACGGAGTTACTTGAAGCGTCTTCTGTCCAAAAATTACGATTCCTTCCGCTGGAAAAGTCGCAATAGGATTGATGTTTGCTTCATACAAAGTATCTCGGTCGCTAGAGTTTAGACGTTCTGTCAGACCCACCACTGGAAGTCCAGCATCACCATCAGTCAGCCCACCTCTTGTGAAGCCCGCTGGTGCAAACCAAATTTCAGAGGTTTGCTGTGCGCTAGAATATGTTCCAATCGCCGCAATCGAAGGCGGAGCATAAAATAGTTGGGAAGATTGTTCATCTCTCAACTGCACCCAAGGATAATAGGTTGCCCCATAACTTGAGTTTATTCCCCGCGCTTTTAGTGCCGCGATGGTGTCTGTGATTGATCCACGATTTTGTGGAACACCAGCTACAATAGTGAATTTGTTACATTCCTCTGGGACATAACCTCCCTCTAACTCGAAGACTGCCAAGCTATCGGCACGACCTTCGCAGGTGCTCAACAAGTGCGAAGTCAATCCAGGGCAATAATTGCCAGGGACAGCCATCAAGTTGGAATCAACCAACTCTGGGTCTGCCGCTGAATCAATAGCCATTTTCACAGAGTTATAAGCATAATTTGTTTCTGCATCTGCATTGGTGGTACACACTTGTGAATTATAAGGATTTGACTCCACAATATTTTCGCCATCAAAGCCACCAAAGAATGGTAGAGTGAAGCGATCAAAGCCAGCAGTCAAAACACTTTGCCATGTATTGCTTCCGGTGGTGGTGATCGAAGTTCCATCCACATGACAGGTCGGATTCCAACTTGCGTGAACCTCGTTGGAGCCCGCTAGATATTCTAGCTCGTCCAAAGTAAATACACTTGGAACAACACGAGAACCGTAAATCAAACTGGCAGTTTGATATGTGGTTATATCTCCATGCGCATCAATTCCGCTTGGAAATGGTCGCATTACATCAATGTTTGATTCATCATAATTATTATAAGAACCAGAACGTCCCGTGGTATATCCAAAGTAAGCATCACCAGGGCTTGCCGGTGAACCTTGCTTGCTTGTGGAACGGAATTGGATTTGTGGATATTGCACAGCAGCCTCGAATGACTCGCCGTCCATATTGAAGGCGAGCAAACCAGTTGCTTGAGAGCGGGCGAGTCCTATACCAGCAATAGCATAAGCAGGGGCAGCAAAACCTGGCAGCTCGACAGCCAGGGTGTTTTCATCAAATGACCAACGGTTCCAAGTCGGTGGAGCATCAAAGCCAAATGGAACCAATGCTTCGTTTATCATCGCATTGGTGACATTTTCAGCCATCTCCACATAGACATAACTTGAGTTATTGGTATAGGTTCCATATTCTCTGTAGCGAGAATTTGTAGAATCCCAAATCGTATATCTATCACCAATCTTCCGCGCAACATAGTTGGGCGAAGTGGGATTTAGATTACAAGGAGCAAACCGTTCCACAAATTGTGGCGCGTTATCGTTGTCGTCTGCTTTACGCACCTCAACTGTAAATGTTCCATAAGGGTCGGCTAGTGATGTCGGGGCAGCAACATCGGAAATAGAAATTTTAAAGTTTTGACTTTCCCATGCGCCAGCGTTCAGACTCTTTACTTTGAAAAGCCTTTGTAGCTTGTTAGTGTTTTGAGGCTGAAAGGAACCACTTGCTCCTAAATATTGAGAAAGAACCCATCCAGATTCGGCGGGTGTAGCATCCCTCAACTGAGTATTTTGCGTGACGGTTGCGGCAGCATTAGCTAGCCGCATAATAATACCACACTGATTTCCTGCCGCCAAGTTGGTTTGATCCAGATTCGCCACATCTCGGTCATAAGTTTCAGCTAAGAAATAAGTTGCCTCACTTCCCGAAACGCCAGAGATGCGAGCGTTAGTGGTGGTTGGGTTCGTGTTGAAAACATTACGAATATACTTTTGAGAATTTATATCAAAGTTAAAGTTGATGGTATCCAAAATAGTTCCACCAGTGCCCGGTCCTCCGGGTCCATCCACAATCTGCGCTTGAAGTTCATAACTTGTTCCTCTCGATCTGATTGGCACACAAGTTCCGCTCATATCAGTTAAGCCGAGCCCCTCTCCTCTCAAAATAATAGTAGAATCGGCACACTGAAATACAGCAGCCAAAGTTCCGGTTGTTGGACCGGCACTAGATGTCTCAAAAAGAAACAACCCATAATTGCCACCGAGAGTTTCATCCGTTGAGTCGGTGCCGACAGACCATCCCGCCGCGCCTTGTGCTTGAGTTGCACCAGCACCGGCATTTGCTTCGCCCAATAAGCGAACAAAAGTCAAAGGAGAACTGCTTCGCAAATAGGCTTGAGCCGCATACGCACCATATGATGGAGCCATCTGATTTCCGTTTCTCCAAATGTCATTGGTATCTTTTCCGGGCCAAGGCATCCCGAAGGTGCTTACAAAGTCAGAAAAAGAATTGACCAGGACAGGTCGCAACGCTGGACCTCGTTGTGCGCGTCCGATGATTACTGGTCCGCTTCCTACACCTGCATTTGGGAGTTGAGAATTATCTATCTCTGCTACTTGAACTCCTGGTGATACGAATTTAAATTTATTGATGGGCATTTATGATTTTCTCCTTGTATGAATAAATACTTTTTAATCTCTAATAAATAGTAAGCAAAGCGCCGAACAGCACAGGAAATATTATTGTCTATACTTTCCGTTGAGCCACGGTGGGACATCACCGAAAATAACTCTCTCTCTTGGGGTCTGAAGATCTACAGCATTTTCTCGGATTGCGATCTTGGGAGTCTCTTGATTTTTTCCCGAACCAATAATATAGCCTAAAGTTTTTATATTGACTGCCGAGATATATTGTCGTCGATCTTCGGCAAGATTTGAAACATTGTTCTGTGTTCCAAAGTCTGCATCAATAAAACACTCATAATTATAGCCATCTTTTTTAGCAATAAAATAATTTATTCCACCTGGATTTGAGGCAAATGGTTCCAGTATCTCATTCATTTGTTGTTGATACTCTGCTTGGATTGTTACCGTATACATCATTGTGAGATAAACTGGCATAGGAATAGTCAACGTCTCATAGACAACCTTTTTATTCTTAGCATCACTAGGAAAATTTTGCTGTCCACCAGTTGGCTTCACCACTCCATTGACACCAAACTGCTTTGCTGAAGATGCGTTGAGAAAGTTTTGTGTTTTGTCGCCTTTAATGCGACGGGCAATTGTAATGGAGCCGCCTTTAGGATTTCCGATGGGATCAATGTTCCCATAGTAGACCCCCTTAAAACCAGGGTCTTTAGCCACTGATTTTCTTTCAATGGTTATAAGTGGAAACGAAACCAAACCAGATTTTGTTCTTATTCTCTCTGATCGCTGTCCCGATCTCTCACCGAGAACCCAGATCACAGGAACTTTTTTCCAGCCCTCATTGGTCGTACAGTGAACATCCATCACTTCGTTGAGCCATTCAAAAAGAGCAAAATCTATTGTCTCCAATGATGAAGGCTTGAAGGGGAGTTCTGGTTTTATGTCATAGGTATCCATTTTTATTTTGCGTTAAACACTCCTGATCTTGCTTGGATGCACATGGCTGAAATCTCAACCTTATAAGGTATTTGTCCAAAAAGGGCGCGTGGTTGACCTAGAGTTACTATTTCATATAGAATTCCACCATATAATACAAAATCTCCCTCTTGCACATAAAGATTTTGATCCTCAGTTAATCTTCTTTTATGAAAATGAATTTGAATAGTAGACTGTCGATCAACACCATAGTCCACTGAAGTTGTTTCTGATCCATTCCAATCAATAAGTGCCATTACTCGAATTGGGGGCAAGAAAGTTTTTTCTATGGCTTCGTTATAAAGAGGATGAAAATTTGTGTACTCCATGCTAATAGGATAATACACGATAGTTTGACCAATGACCCGTTCAATGAGTTCATCATTGACTTGTTTGACTAAATCTCTTTCTGGTCGCCCAAGGAACAGCGGTGGTGGTGGTGCATCCGGCCGTGACCATTTATCTTTTTCATCAGCCATTTATTTACCCTGTATAAATCCCCATTGGGACATGAGTCATTACTGCTTCTGCGTCCGCTGCCATTTCAGCATCACCCTTAATGAGCGCACCATAAGTTAGTTTCTCTAATTGAGCCTTTAGTTCTTCTTTGAGTGCTTGTTGTTCTTCTTTCGCTTGGGACAAAAGCTCCGAAGCATTTAAGGTTATATCGTTGCCTGGAATTGGAATGGTTGCAAACTTGCCTCTTATTTGACCAAGCATTTCTTTCGCTATAGCAAGGGCATATTTTCTAATCCATTGTTTACCTATGCTATTGATACTGTTATAGGGCAAGTTGGAAAACGGAAGGGTGTTCATATTGTTGATACCGTCCACACCAACTTTAGCGTTGGGATCTTCCGTCCATGTGTCTTGCGGGATGCTAAAGTTAAACCACATTCTGCGAGGAGTGGAGCCACAATTGGGTTTGCCGGGTGGTGGGTATATTTTTAAATAATTGTCTCGTAGCTCATAAGAATAATGACTTGCGCGTGTATAAAGATTTGTTTCAAATTCTTGTGCTTGTAATTTGTTCTGCCATGCGGGAACAATCTCGAAAGTGGAGTCGTCGGCATACATTCCATAAGAACTTAAATTTCCATAAACTCCGCCGCCAATATTCATGTATCCAAAGAATCGCCACATCGCAGCGGGGGATTTATAATAAACTCGTTCGATTCTTACTTTCTTATTTTGAACCAGATTATTCCAAGCACTCCCCGATTGGGATGCCGAAACAATTGACTGAAGGTTGTAATCCTGGACTCCTCCCGTCACTGCAAAAGATGCTGAATACATACGAACATTATCGCCAAACCCTGCGGCTTGGGCTAGACCATTACCAATGCGTTCTGCATAAGTAAAGTCTAATTTAGGGAACTTTAAGGCAACAGACGTTCCACTAAGACTTGAAGAAAGTGGGCCTGCCTTCAGTTCACCATCTTGATCAAAGGTTCCCGTAGTCGCGCCGAGAAAATCAGATAAAACATTCTCAGCCTGATGTGAATTGATAATTGAAGAATATTCTAAAACAGACAATTCATAAGAGGTATAAACATTTCCCGGCATCAGTTCAATGTCCAGTACGTCCCCACCTAACATTTTATAAGTAAAGGCAACTTGATCCACTGCCCCGGAAATAAAATCAGGGGTGTCCAAATAGACACCATAAGGCAAATTGTCGGTTGTAACATCCGTCGCATTACCCGTGACGGGCAATATAACCTTGCTCATTTGACTTTTGGGGGTTAGTATTGGAAGGGCCATAAACTATATATCTCCTGTATGGTAAATAGTAATTTGTTAATAGAAAACAAAAAGAAATGCTCCCGCCTCTCAAAAAGAAAGGGGGAGCATTTCAAACTTTGAGATAATCTCCTAACTAATAAATATTAGCCGAAGAGATCTTCTACAACAACAAGACCATACATATCAGGTCTGACCATATGTTTGCCATATCGAGTCATTACGCCCTTTCGTGGCGTAAAGTTCTCGGGGTCAAAGATGGTCGGAGTTGTTTGCAGTGGCACATAAGGCGCATATACATATCCAGATTCAAGGAATCCGCTTCCTTTACGACCAACTAGCAAGAGATTGCGTGGGAAGTATGGATCAACATACACATCCCATTTCTTGCTAATCGAGCCCGTCTTCACAGCACCAGCAGTTCCGCGATTTTCATCTGCGGTCGTGTCAGCACGGAAGCCGTTTGTAAATTCAAGAAGGTTCGCAACTTCAGGAGAAGTAACAATAAAGTTAGCTCCACCGCGAAGTGTCTTACGATGAATCTGTGCTGAAACGTCATTGACAGTCTCAAGCAAAGTCTCATACCATTCTGAAACAGTACCCGTGAATGCTCCACCGGCTGCAACTGCACCCGTGTCGCGATTTACAAAGCGTCCGGGGCGTCGTGACCAATAGAAGGTAGAAGCAGTCGCACCTTTGATAAGGTCTTCAAGGATTTCTTGATCAATTTCAAGAGCAATCGCTTCAGACAAAATCGAGGTAAGCTCAACTTCAGCATCCAAATTATGATAAGCATTGATGTCCTGCTGTAGTTCTGGTGTCCATTTAGCACGAAGCTTTTTGGTCATCGCGGTGATAGAAACACTATCAACCTTGATGTCGATTTCAGCAATCGCAGAACCAGAGTTATCATCAGCACAAGGATCATTGTTTCCAAGACCTTCCAAATCCCATTCAGGAGCACCAATGATAGAACCAACGGCAGTGCCTTGAGTGAAAACATCTGCAATAATAAACTCCGCACCCGTAATAGCACTCAACGCAAGAGCCGCGTTGTTTTCGGTATCTGCCGTAATACAAAACAAAAGATTGACTGGTGCAGCACCAGCGGGATCGTTATAATCCGGCATCGTCAAACGACGGATTTGTAAATCCGCATCTGCATTATCTCCTCGCATTTTAGCTCCAGCGGCATCAAGCAAGCAAACACTCACATCATCTTGGATATTAAATACCGTTCCGCCCACCGACAGTTGCGCGAGTGGAAAAGAGCCAACAGCACATACACTTGATGAAAGATCGGGATCAAAACGAATCAAGCGATCTCCTTCACCGTTCCGTGTAGAAGCATCTAGATTCGTCCACACACCAGCAACGTCACGAGAAGCAATTCGAGTGACAGTGATTGTATCGACGCTACCCGTTGTTGCTCCATAACCATTGTTGAGGTTATAAAAACTTGACTCTCCGTCAAACGTATCACCCTCAATGTTTACACCATTGACAAGACCAGAACCAACGACACCACCACCATAGATAGAGTCACAGGCTTCATAGCCAAGTTTGCTATTTGCAGTCGTAAAGTCGAGGAAGAAAATAAGACCACTCGGCAAGCTCATAGGCTGAACCGAGACAAGCTCATTCGCTACCAGTCCGCCGAATACACGACGAACGATTGGAAATGCAACTGCTGCAAATCCTTCAACATCA